TGTAGTGCAGTGCTGCACGTACGTTCGTAGGTGTGAAGTCAGGAGCAACCTTAGGAAGCCTCTCAGCAAGCCATGGCGGGCAGTCAATGACAGCAGGGACACTCTTAGGCTCTCTAACCTCACAGACCCTCCTACCGTCTTCCACCCATTCGGCTACTTGCTTCTGAATGAAGATACGTCCTCCCGGCATTAGGTCTTGCTTGGACACATGACAAGCCTCACCAAGCCTCAGACCTAGATACATCATGGTCAGGTATTGAACTTCATACTTGTTGTAGCTGAACATGAGTCTTAGGTCTTCCTCGTCTGGCAAGTCATAGTGCCTTGCGTATGCCTTGGTGACCTTGGGTGCTACCCCTGCAACTTGGTAGCCAATACTCCTGAGAGCAATGAGCGTTGAACGCTTAGTGTTGGGGTTAGGAATGAGGCTTACCCAATCCATTATGGATGAGTCCTGTACTGAGTTGTCCAAGACGCAATTGAGCAGACGCAAATACGACGCCTTTGTTGAGGGTTTAATCCCTCCTTTTTGTGAGATAGACTCCCTGACTGTGTTGAATGATGAATCCACAAGAACTCCCATGCGCACCTATGAAGTGATCACCTACGGGTGCCAGATGAACGTGCACGACTAGCCGTGTACTACACCGAACCACCGTACTTACAGGTTCATCCTACCAAGCTGTGTCAACTCAGACGCATAAAGCGACGCTAAAAAACCCCTGTAGGGAGCTTTGGGAAGCCATGATTTTAACCCTACAGGGGCATTGGAAGCATACACATAGTTCTCTAGGAACGTCTAACAGGGTCTAGCCAGTACCTCAGGTACCCCCAAGGGCTGTGAGAGCTTCCTAGAGCAAGTCAGGGCACTGTGGTGATGTGCTGAATCAAGGGACCAGCGAAGTTCCAAGCCAGCATGGCTACTGACAAGATGAGTGCTCCAACGCTAATCCAATTGACCTTGGCAGCATCTAGACGTCTCTCAATAGTCTCAAACCTGTTTTCTACGAAAGCATTACGCTCATCCCATACCGGCTTGGTAATGACAGTCTCATCAAACTTACGTGTTAGCTCCTGAACCAACTTCATTAGGTTCTCTAGTTGAGTCTCAACTCTAACTAACGTCAACTTGTCCTCATCCATCATTGACCTTCACCCTGCCCGCTATCGGGCTTTAGGTTCAAGATTGCCATGATTAGCGCTAGCCACATTGGGATAGCAGGGGCAAGCTGTGGGTAGTAATACGTTGCCACTGGAAAGCCAGCTACCAAAATGGCATATACCCATCTCCTTGTCTTCATGTTGAGTTTCATATGTATTCCTTCCGCTCTAACTCACTTCTAGACTCACTACGCACCTACGGGGTAGGTGATAAGACTTCTAACGGTGCTCATGGTGCTACCTAGGTCATGGATTGCTGAGACTGCACCTGTCACCTGTACCAATGCCTGTCCAATGAACTGACCAGCAAAGTTGCAGGTTGCATAGATAGTGCCGCCGGGACGGTATTGTGAAGGGATGCCATTGGCAGCTAGCACAATATCTGTAGCAGTTGAGCTATCAGGAACCGTTGCACCAGTCAAAGACATTTGCACATAGACCACACCATTGAGAACCCTGTAACGGGCAGTACCGCTACCTGTTGCCAAGGTCATATTGACCCATCCTGTATCGCTTGCTGTGAGCTTTGCATTCAACTGTGTTTGGACGTTGCTTGTTACACCATCCATGTAGTTAAGCTCGGTAACCGTTGGCACGATTCCATCAAGGTGGTTCAGTTCAGCAGCCGTTGCAGTTACGTCAGTGACGTTTGCGAGGGTGTGCGTATGGCTAGCAGCAGCATATGAACCAGACGCTTGCTTGCCGTTCAACTGGGTTTGAAGGGCACTCGTAACCCCATCAAGGTATCCAAGCTCCGTAGCACTAACAGCGCTAGGAAAGTCAGTGATGTTTGTAAGGGTGTGAGTGTGGCTCAGTGCAGCCTTAGCAGCAAGAGCGGTTGTAATCTCTGCCTCTGTGTAGTACCTATCATCATGGGTATGACTCAATGCCGCCTTGGTTGCTAGCCCTGTTGTCAGTTCTGCATCTGTCGCATAGCTCGATAGGTCAGCAATAGCGCCACCTACCTTGTGAGTTACAAAGAGTTGGTTGGTGTGAATACGGCACATGACCCTATTGCCAATAGCTAGAGCACCTACAAAGTCAATAGCAGGCACGCTTGAGCCTTCACCATCAAGCCTGACACTCAAAGGGCTTAGAGCAGTCACAGTTGCCCAACGCTGTGTATCAAGGTTGTCTAGTCTGCGTTCTAGCTCCTTGTCCTTACTAATCAACTGGTCTAGTAGGTTCATACGAGAGTCCTTAGGTCTGTCTCAATCAATCCACCAACATCAAGTGTCCATTCCTCACGCTGCACAACTGCCCTGCGTGTGCCCAAACGAGCATTGGTGAAGGTCACAACCTCATTGAGTCCAAAGCCCAAGTAAGGGTGAGTGATCGTTAGTGTTTCTCCTACCTGCTGAGCATCGCTGAGCTTGCGTTGTGCAATGGTGAGTAGGTTTGCAGCGTCAACATAGTCAACGTCTGTCTCTGTCACTGTCAGCCATGGTCTTGCAGGGAAGCTAAATGGTCCTCCTGATTGGTCCATTGCGGTAGCGCTCAAAGCCTCTACATCTCCGTCAGTCTTGCCAACGCAGATGAACTTATTGGGAACGCTGTACGGGTCATAGTTGCGAGAGAACGCAGGAAGGTACATGCCGTTCTCATCATCGACAAAGCCATAGACCACAGGACGACTTGAAGGGGTAACGTACTGAGCAGACACAAAGTAGCCCATGCCATCACACCAGACAGACCAGTAGTTAGCTGCACTGAGCAAGTCATTGACAATGGTGAGCTTGCTTGTGTTGGCATCCCAGACCATAGCGTTAGCTAGTGTTGCTGCACTTGGAGGAATGGCTAGCTTGGTCTCTCCTGTTGACTGAATGACTTCAATGACCTTGGCAATGATACCTGTTCCAGCAGGCACCGTGTAACTACCCCCGAAATTGTCATTGAGCAAGATGCTTGTCTTGTCGTAGAGGTCAACCTGCATAGATGCCTCTGTGTCGTCGTAGTCCTCAGAAGGCACACTAGGCACAGAGGTAATCAAGGCAAGACCGTTGTAGTAGACACGAATACGTGAGTGTAGCCAGTCAATGTCAGAGAGCTTGGTAAGGGTGATTGATCCACTACCCCTCACGTCAGCAGATACAGAAAAGGTTAGATTGCCTCCTGTCTGTACCCCCTCCAACGAGCTAACCAAGTTGTCACTGTTGTCTAAGAGGTCAAAGGTAAAGGACTCTTCAAAGCTAGTTTTCGTCATAGTCCACTACCGTCAATTCACAGTCAATCGTTGCAAGGTTGCTCTTGGCATCGTGGCTCACTGACACATCACCGATGGAGACAAAGACCTTGCGTCCTAGAGGGTCACGGTAGGCAATGGGTGCTGGAAGGTCTGCTACAGCTTCAAAGGCTTCCCAGCTACCTAGCTCAGCTTCCTTGCTAGCAAAGCCTGCAACCTGCCCTGAGAGCTTGTAGGAGACGTTTCTAGCGGTACCGATGAACTCAACAGGCTTGGTGCGTCCTGCGAACTGGTGCAACACCTTCTGTCGTCCGTAGGAGGCTTGTACAGCAGCGTTGCCCTTGATGCGTGCAAGTTGTGCGAAGCCCTCACCACCATTGAGGTACAGCCACTCACCAGAGGTCGTGTCTACAGGCACAGCAGAGCTTGTAGTTGCTGTTGGCAACAGAGACCAAGCAATAGCTGTGTAGACAGGCTCAGCATTGATAGCAGGGATGTAGTCAATAGTTGAGACTGTGGTTGCTAGACCGCTTGCAATGAGTACGTCATCACGGTAAATGTCAACATGGTCAGGTGTTGCCTGTCCTCCCGTTGCAGCAGGGGTAGCCACGTTGACGTGTACTAGCCCTCGCTCGACATCAAACTCTGCGTCTACGACAGGTACAGGAGGAACAACGAAGTTGGTTGAAAACGCCTTGGTGACGTTGTTTGACCAAAGCCCTGAGCCATCCTGAACCTTGAGAACAACGCTGTAGCTTGAAGAGTTCTGTAGAACGGTGCTGAACATGTAGCTAGTGCCGCTAATGCCCGAACGACTCTCAATTAGGTCAGTGCCCTTGTAGAGCGTTGCCTGCCATGCTGCCTGTGCTGTGCTCTCTGCATCGTAGTAAGTCCATGTAAGAGTTAGCTTGGCAGTCGTTGTAATGGTGCTACCGGGAGCAGTGATAGTTGCAGAAGGGATAGCAGACGCAACAACGATCTTGCTAGCAGACCATGCACCAAAGCTCGCATAGTCACCCTTGGTCCTAACCTGAATCTCATAGCTGTTGCCGTTGACAGGCGTAGTAAAGGTCTTGCTTGTCTGAGTTGTAAGGGCTGAGTCAGTTGTCCATGTATTGGCACCTAGGACGCTTACCCTTGCTTCTGCCGCTGTTTGTACGGTGGAGTCAGTGGCGTTGTGTACCCAAGTAACTGTTACCTGTCCTAGAGCAGCGTCATAGACAGTCTTGTTGAGACTGATAGTTGGTGCCAAGGGAGCAGCAAGCAACGTCACCGTGCCTGTAGTTGCGTAGGCTGAATACACAGTGTTTGAAGGTGTGGACTTAGTACGCACACGGTATTGGTGAGTCTGAGCAGTGTTAGCACCTGCGTGTGTGTAGCTCGCTGTTGTTGGTGTGAGGCTTGATGACAGTGCAGCACCATCCCAGACCCCGTTAGCAGCGTGCCAAATCTCTACGTTGCCAGAAGTCAAGGCGTTATTGGTCCAAGTAATGGTTACGTTCGTTCCCGACTTGGCAGCAACAGCATTTGTCGGAGCTAGGGGAGTGGTAGCAATCGTTGCAGAAGTGGAGTAGGTGCTATATGCCGTATAGGTCACTGCACGAACTCGATAGGCGTAACGCCTGTCAACAACAGTGGACTTGTCTTGGTAGCTCGCTGTCGTGCTTGACAGCGTTGCAATGAGAGACCAAGTGCCTAGATAGTCTTGACGCTCAAGCAAGACGTTAGTAGCAACAAGGCTTACGTTCGTCCATGCAATATTGATCTGAGCGTCTGACACGTATGTAGCTGTTGCCCCAGTAGGAGCAGCAGGAGTAGTACCAACCATATTTGAGGTTACATAGCCTGAGTACAAGCCATTACCTGCACGTACCCTGAATTGGTAGGTGTTGTTGGCAGAGGTTGTTGCAGCATAGGTAGCTACGTTTCCAGCTACCGTTGCAATCTGTCCCCATGCAGCACCATTAATGGAACGCTCGATGTAGTTGGTGTTGGCAGTACCCAAGCTAGAAGCATTGGACCATGCAAGAGTTGTTGAGGTATCACTCACGAACGTTGCAACTAGGTTCGTAGGCACCTTTGGAGTTGTGTAGACATAGCTACCAGTTACGTAAGAGCCATAGCCAATGGTGTTGTGTGCCCTTACTCGATACTGGTACTTACGATCTGCAATGGTCGTAGTGTCTGACCAAGTGGTTACAACGCCTAGAGAGGCAACTTGAGTCCAAACAGCGCTAGAGCTGTCCCAACGCTCTACATACACGTTGACGTATGGAGCACCAGCGGTAGCAGCGTTAGTCCATGCAAGAGTGAATTTGCTATCAGTCACATAGGTTGTGGTTAGCCCTGTAGGGGCAGCAGGAGCTACGTAAGGTCTTGCAGGGATAGTGACTGTCTGTGATGCAGTGATAGTTGAGTAGAAGGTTAATGAGGCTGTCGCAGAGCTTGTCTGTGTTGCACCATAGGCGAGAGTAACGGTCTTGGTTGGTAGAGCAGTCTTGGTGTACTTGTAGATAGAGCCTGATACAAAGGTCCAGTCTGTGTAGCCAGTGCCATAGGTAGCAGTAATGGTTGCTGCCATATCTCCGCTCAATGCACCGTTGGTATTTGATGCACCACCAGTGAACCCAGACACGTCAAGGTAGATCGTTGGTGTGACCACTACTGAGACAGTGGCGTTCGTTACCGTGCTTGGTGCATACGTCAATTCAATACCAACCTTGAAACCGGGTTCAGTTGATACGCTCCATGCAATGTCCATTAGATTCCTACCTTACTCTTACGCTTAATGCTGTCAGCCCACTTGAGGAAGTCCGTTTCCTCTTCTGGCGTCAAGTCGATATTCACACCGTCAATGAAGTATTGGTTTACTGTGCCGCCTGCTCTAACGGTGTCTAGAGCTAGGTTGGCATCAAAGTTCTCTGACACTGTGTCACTGAGCTTTGCCATGGCACTCTGTACGGTGCCTAGGTTGCTTGTGATTCCCTTTGAGAGACCTCTTACCAAGTAGTCTCCGTATCCAGCCATCACGGTTGAAGGGGACTTGATACCGAATAGGTGCTTGATGAAGTCGAGTACGTTACCTACCCAACTCTCAATCTTGCCCTTGATCCATCCGTACCCGTTGGAAATGCCCTTCCATAGACCTTCAACGATGTTGCCACCAGCAGACTTGAGCCAGCTCGTTGCTCCGTCAAAGAATCCCTTGATTTTGTTGTCCATCTCACGGAACCAAGTAGCAACGGTGGTGTAGCCAGTCGTCACACCAGTCAAGAGACCTGACAGAACCTTTGAACCTGCACTGACCAACCATGAGACAGCGCTTGAGAAGAAATCCTTGATCTTGCCGGGAACGGATGCGAACCACGCCATTAGTGGATTCCAGTTCTTAATGATGATGCCTAGAGGGTGGTAGTCAAGGAAGATGTTGATAATGAAGTTGACTGCCTTGGTGAA